AGAATGGAATCGCTGAGTTGCACCACGCCTGCGGCTGAGGTTGATGCAGCGGTGACGCTGATGGCTGGAGTCGTGCCGCCAGATGAGACGATTGGCGCAGTGCCTGTGACGCTCGTGACGGTGCCTGATGCTGGCGTTGACCATTGCGTGTTGTAGTCGGTGGCGTCAATCTTGGCGAGTACCTGTCCAGTCGTTCCGCCAGTTGGCACGCCAGCACCTGTAGCGCCGGTGGCGCCAGTCGCGCCTGTCGCTCCAGTAGAGCCTGTTGTTCCGGTGTCGCCCTTGGCCCCTTGTGGGATTGTGAAGTTGAAGACGGCGGCGCTTGACGTGCCGACGTTTGTGACGCTAGCGGAAGTTCCAGCTGCGCCAGTGGTGGTAGTACCGGCAGCGATAGTGGCGGCTGCACCAGTGTTTCCAGTATCACCCTTGGCACCAGTCGCGCCAGTTGCTCCTGTAGCGCCAGTCGATCCTGTAGCGCCAGTCGCGCCCTGAATCCCTTGAGGGATAGTGAAGTCAAACACGGCCGCACTTGAGGTACCGCTGTTGGTAACCGTTGCGGAGGTGCCGGCTGCGCCTGTCGTCGTCGTACCAGCAGCGACCGTAGCGGCTGATCCTGTTGCGCCAGTGTCACCCTTGTCGCCCTTGGCTCCTGTCGAACCTGTGGCACCTGTTGCGCCGGTGGCGCCAGTTGAACCTGTTGCGCCCTGGATACCCTGCGGAATGGTGAAGTTTAGGACAGCAGCCGTTGAAGATCCTGAGTTGCTAACGGATGCTGAGGTGCCAGCAGCACCTGTGGTAGTCGAGCCTACGGCGACGCTGACGACGGTTGCGCCAGTTGCGCCCTGTGGTCCTGCGGCGCTGACATCAATCGTCTGCGTGACTGGAGCAACAGTGACGGTCTGATTGTTCTGCGTGACCGTGACCGTCTGCTCGGTCTTGGTGACCGTTACGCTCATCGCGTCACCTCAGGCGAGACGTTCGCCGATCCCTCCAATAGTCGAGTCACTACGCCGCCGCCAGAAACAAGTTCTAGATCCCACACGCCAGCCCACGGTGCGGTGAGCGCAGCGGTGACCGTGGCAGATGCGGTGATCGCAATGGTGCCAGCCGAGCCGCCAAGCACAATGTCGCCAGCAGCGCTTGTCAGGCTGAGAATCGTGGCGCTTGCATCGTAGGTAGAACGCACCTGCATCCGTGCCGTGTAGCCAGTCAGGTTGACGGCCGTGCCAGTTGAGTCCTTCCAAGTGGCAGTCAGCGAGAGCGTTGCTCCCTGCTTGATCTCCAAGTCGTAGCGATTGCCCAATGCCATCAGCGTGCCAACCCTTCTCGTCGTCGATATGGCTCAAGGATCAAGGCGGACTCTGGATGCAGCGCGCGGCTCATGCGGAGGATGCCACCAAGGTCAGCAGATCCGATTACGCCGAACGCAGCAGTTCGGCTATTCCATACTGCGTTCGCCTGGATGATTGCAGCCTGAGTGACAGCGGCAGGCACAGCAGGGAATCCAAAGACGCCGAGAACCTTGACGCCAAGGAACACGCCCTTAGGGAAGTTCTTCGTCCATGCGTTGGAGCGGCTGATGCCGGTATATGCCCAACCATCTAGCGCGTAGTTCTTTGGCGTGAGCTGGAAGTCTGTGCCAGCAGTCCAGGTCGTTGAGTAAGTGCCGTCGGCGAGATCGTCAGTGGTCAACGTTGTGACGCTCACGAGATCATCGGTGAGGCAGTAGTCGTACTCTTCAGCGGTGTAGTAGCGCGTCTCGGTCGCCGTTCCAAAGCCAGTCTTACGGTCGCAGTAGAGATCGATCAGGGTATCGGTTGCATCCAGTACGTTCTGGAGTGCAATGTCATCTGTTGAATCTGTGATCTGTACGGCCGCCTTGAACTGAGCCAAACTTGCGTAAGACATTTAGCGGCCTCCTGTCTGCATTGTCATTAGCGGTTGGGTTGATGTAGCGACGATACCGTAGAGCTTGTCTGTCTCGGCAAGCCAGAATGTTTGTAGTGCGCCCTTTGGCAGTTCAAGTCCTGTCGCCGTGGTCACATTGCTTGGTCCGACATAGACCGTGTTGCCACCGGTAGGCGCGTGAAGGTAGAGCCACGATGGGCCGTTCAAGCCTGTGGCAATCAGAGTTGCCGTGGTTCCAATGGTGATGTTCGTGACTGTCAGGCTCACGCCTCAGGCTCCACGATTTCCGCAACGTCAGCAGCCTCAACAGGCACGGTGGCTGTCTTGGTATTCGCCTTGACAGAAGCGCGCTCTACGTGGCGCGTTGGTGCCTCTGCGTCGACATCTGCGACGACCTCAGCCAAGCCAAAGCCGATCAGGCTCTCCGCCTCTGCCGTTGGCAGATCAACGATAGCGCCAGCTGGATGTTCATTGCGTCGCTTTGCAAGTCGGACGAGCATTCTGTTTCTCCTTACTTGCGGTTTAGGGGAGCCGCCGAAGCGACTCCCCTTCCCCACTAACTAGCCGTTGCTAGTTGATTACGCGTTCTTGAGGAACTTGACAGCCGAAGGCTGCGCAAGACCAGTCGCGCCGCGTACCTGAACCTTATAGGACACCAAGCCCTGGCTCCAGGCAAACTCACGGCTTGCCTCGACAGTCACGCCACCAACAATGGCGGTCTTGATCTGTCCAAGATCACCAAACAGCACGCCCTTGACACCGGTCGCAGGGACCGCAATGCCAGGAGCCGTGTAGACAGGCTTGCCAAGGAGACGGTCAACGCCACCCTGACCACCTGGCTGGAACAGCGGAAGGCTGCTCGACGTCGTGCCAAGGATGTTGCCGAGAGCCGTATCGCTCATCAACCAACCAGCCTTAGGCGCGTTGCGATACTGAGCCTTGGTCGCATACTGGAGCGCAACAAGCTCTCCATATGTGAACGCAGCAGTACCAGCAGCGGTACCACCAGTACCAGCAGCAGCGACCACGGCGGTCGAAGCGGCTGAACCGTGCGCGATGGCCATTTCTTGCCCTGCCGCCTCTGAGATCATGGCTGCAACGTCAAATTGGGCATCGTTTATGAGCTCTTCTGATACCTGAACAAGCACGGCGTACTTGACAGGGGTCAGGCTAAGAGCAGACCCTGAAAAGTCATCTTCCGTGATCGTGCCGGCTTCAGCGACTGAACCAGCCGTCGTGCCGAGCGCGGTTACCGTTGGGAACTTGATGTTGTTGCCGGTGGCAACGTTCATAACATCCACAACCGCAGGGTTGATGTATGGGTTGATCTGACCAGCGATGACGTTTACGCGGTTGTAAACGGACACTGGATTTCCAAGACCGGTCGCGGTCGTGATGTCACGATACTCGAAGGTATCAACACCACCAACAAGACCGATTGAGCGAAGACGGTCATTGTCCGAAGCAGCCTTAGGAGCCGTTGGAGCAACAACAGCAGCAAACTCGGCGCGAGCCTCGTCAGCAGCCTTGCGAGCCTCGTCAGAAGCCTTCTCTGCGCGGAGAGCCTCGGCGATAACGCCAGCCTCAGCAACGAGCTTCTCGAAGCGTGCCTTGTCTTCACCCTCAAGGGCCATTCCCTTGTCGGCTGCCTCTACGGCAATGCCGCGAGCCTCAACCAACAGATGCGCTCGCTTATCAGCAAGCTTTGCGATGTCAGACATGGGTCTGCATCCTTTCTCCGCGCATAGGCGGACTATCTACTTATGCTCTCCTCGGAGGGTTGCTCTAGCGCGGACTCGCCGACTCAGGGCGGTGGGGCGCAGGCACGAGTCCTAGAGTGCGTCACCTTCTGCCGATTCAATCGCCAGCATTGCCGCAGCGACGGATGGGTCAATGACCTTCTCCTGCTTTGGCGCCAACTTGGATCGGACAGCATCAATGACAGCCACTTCCTCGGTGGACAGTTCGCGTCCAGCCTTGACTGCTTCAAGTGTGGCCATCAACGCTTCAGCCTCTACGCCGATCTTTGGCGCAGTGACCTGGCGGATTGCCGTGAGACCAAGGGTTGCAGGGTATGCAGGAGTCTGTCCGCCAGCGGCAAGGATGCTCACCTCAAACAGGTTGGCTTCCTTGATCGTGCGGTTGTTCCCATCCCACGAATCCTGAACCTTCTGGAATCCGAATGACATACCGGCTGCGGCGCTCTCGTGCGTCAGCATCGAGATAACCTTGGCGGCATCTGGATCGCCTGGATCAAGCTTAGCCTCAACACGCAGACCAGTCGCATCCTCAGTCAACTGAAGACGTCCGCTCGCCGTCGTGGCGAGAGCGCGCTGCTCATCGTGACCAAAGAGGAAGGCGATGATCTTCTGCCCTGCGGCTGCGCGCGACAGTGAACGCTTGAATGCGCTCGGCGCAATGCGCTCCTCAAATGGCAGACCAGCAGAGGGGCTGTTCCAGATCGAAGCGTAGCCGGTAAAGGTTCGCTGACCATCCGCACCAGCCTCAGCAAGTCTGAACTCACCAATTGGCAGTGAGCGAACTTCTTTTTCTTTCACGTCAATTACCTCTGCTGTGTCGTCCATTTCTGAACGATCTTCTGTTGATGGTAGTGGTGTGCCATTCTGCTGCATTGGTTCCTCCACAACTGATGCAGCCAATGGCACCTCAGTCAGTGATCGACCAGCTGCGTCTGCGGATGGTGCCTCATTGAGCAGATAGTCGGCCATTGCTGACTGCGGCGTCTCAGCCTGCAGTCCGAGCGACTCAGCCATGGTGCGCACGTCAGGATCGTTATCAATCACCTCATCAATCTGATCCAAGCCGTATTGCTTGATGAGCAGCTCGTACTTGTATTTCTTGAATGCAAGTCCGACGTTTGGACCCTGACCTGCGCCAGGGAAGTCGTTCAGATGCACCTCTGAATGCGGCACATTGTTATCGTTTAGCCACTTGCGTGTCTCGTCAAGCCGACTCACTGGACGAGCCGAGACGATGATGATCTTTCTTCCGGCGGCTGCCTCAAACTTGAGATAGTCAATGTAATCAGTGCGCGGCGTGTTTCCAGTCGTCGTCAGCGTTCCGTCAATGTCGCTGATGATGTAACTCATGCTTTTGGCTCCTTACCTACGGTGCCGATATTGAGCGGCTTCCAGAACTCATTGCCACCGACAGGCAGCGGTGGTCGATCTTCAAGAGCGCGAACTTCATCAAGACTGAGGAAGCCGTTGTTGAGTGCGACGCTGTAGGCGTCGTAGCGCTCCTTGGTTGTAGGTCGCAGCAGGCCGTCTAAGTTGAACTTAACGAACGTGGTGTTGCCAACGATCAGTCGCTGGAGTCCTGCCTCGATGCGCGCGATGAGTGGTCCGAGACCAAGGCGCAGCCACTCAATGCTGATCACTTCAACGCTGCTGTATGAGGTGTTGCCACCTGGATACTGCATGAGGTGAAGTGGTACGCCATAGATGCGAGCGATGGACTCAACGCCCCAATGCATCGTCTCTACCAACTGGAGGTCAGAGATCTTGGCGCTCATCTGCTGGAAATCTGCACCACCGGTTAGCACGGCAACCTTGTGCATCTTCTCTACGCCTTCATGGCGTCGGCTGAATGACGAGCGCAGCGAGTCGGCAACGTCCTGCGTCAACTCACCTGGCACCTTGATGACGGCGCTCGGAGCTGCGCCGTTCTCGTAAAACTTGGCGCTGAACAACTGTGTCGCAGAAGCGAGACCGAGTGTCGTTCGGTGATGTTCAACAGGTGACATACCGCGCTGATGACCAGCGGTAGCAAAGAGCGGAATATGCACCATCTTATCTGGACCAACAGTGAACGCACCAGCCTCAGTGCTGACGGTGTAGAGCGGCACGCCCTGCTCGTCCACCTTGATGTCAACCTTCTGCGGATCAAGGACGCGCGTCTCAACGACGTCACCGAGCCGGTCGGTGAGGAAGAGAATGAACGCATTACCGTCTAGCAGAAGTGAGGACGTTACTGCGTGGCGGAACTGGAAGCCTGTATAGTTTGGATTCGCAGGAATCGGATTGTCTAGCCAGAGCGGTCGTGTGACTGGACGTCGCACGCCAGCATCGCGGATGAACGCGCCGACTGGAAGGCTCGCAACGGTATCGGCGTACAGCTTGACTGCTGCATAGACAGCGCCAATTGATGTGGCGTTCTGTTGATTGATTGGAACACCGGCAGACGAATCCGCTGGCTTATCGCTGAACCATTGTGCGCCAGAGACGGTGCGCTGCTCGGAGAGCAGGCGGCGAAGGATGCTCACTTACGATCTCCTAGCGTATAGCCGAGCGCAGCAATGGCTACGCCTGTGGCAATCAATGCGACTGGAACTGAGAATAGCGCGAGACCTGCGATGACAAGTACCGCACCCACAACCTCAAAGATATTGCTGATCATAGATTCACCCACTCCACTTTCGCTGTCTGTTTTGGTTCAACCTTCAGGAACTTTACACCTTGGAACGCGACCACGGCAGAGACGGCCGCGTCAATGCGATCAGGCGAAGCCTTGTACGCCTTGGTCAGAACCTGCCCATAGCGCGACAAGCGCGTATGCACATTGCTGATATGACGAGCTAGGAGCGGCGAGCCATCGTGGCGCAGCCCTTCGCCAGTCGCTACGGCCGTAAAGAATCGGTCCACGGCTGGGCCCATTCGCTCAATCGTGGCGGTAGGGAAGACAGCCACGCGCTTGCCGTACCGGCGCGTCCACTCCTCGATCTCCGACGCCCACCCTGGAGGGTCGCAGAAGAGCGTCGCGTTGTAGGTGGTCATCACCTGATCAACGACGGCGTCAACCTCGGTGCGTGGCACCGTCCAGTCAGGGTCTCGGTTGGTGTCCGACTTCTCCCACGCCTTGATGAGGAACACATAGCCGTCCATGGTGCAGCCGGTCAGCACCGTTGCGTCTCGTGCATACGATCCGTCAAAGCCCACGCTGATCTGCTCACCTGGTACCAGCACGCGGTCAAGTTCCTTCAGCCGCGCCCACGCCTCTGCGCCAATCCAGCGGTCTGGCGGCTGCACGAATCGGTTCAGGTGATAGCGCTGCCACTCGTGCATCGGCACTTCGTTGGCTCGTGCCAACAGTCTGTCAATGTCTACGAATGAAGGAGCGCTAGGGTTTGCCTGCTCTAGTGCCGCCCTGCGGCCGTCATCGGTCTCAAGGTCGTGGCTATCCGCAGCTGCCCACCACTCGACTAGGAAGCCAGGGTCGGAGACTTCGCCAGAGGCGATCTTCTTGGCGTAGGTCAGCATGCGACCGAGCAGTGTGTTCTCGTCGGAGCCTGCGGTCGAGATGTTCAACTCCAGCGCCTCGGCTCGCT